GATTAGAGGGTATATATCATGGCTTATCCTGTTACGACTGGCCGCCCGAATTACTCGGGCAACTTCATCCCGGAGATCTGGTCCGGCAAGCTCATCGAGAACTTCTACGATGCTACGGTTCTCGCGGCGATTGCCAACACGGACTATGAGGGCGAGATCCGCCAGTACGGCGATACCGTCAACATCCGCACGACTCCGGAAATCACGATCCGCGACTACGTCAAGGGCCAGACCCTGACGGTTGAGAACCCGGACAAGCCGAAGCTGCAGCTCGTCATCGACAAGGGCGAGTACTTTGCTTGCGTCGAAGACGACGTTGACAAGGTGCAGTCGGACATCAACCTGATGGACACTTGGTCGAAGGACGCCTCCGAGCGTATGAAGATCAAGATCGACACCCGCGTGCTGACCGACATCCTCCCGGACATCGGTGCGTTCAACAAGGGTGCGACCGCTGGCGAGCAGACCGCTTCGTTCAACCTCGGCACGACCGGTTCGCCGCTGTCGGTGACCAAGGATGGCGCTGGTGGCACGACCCCGGTGATCGACCTGATCGTCGACATGGGTACGGTGCTGGATGAGGCCAACTGCCCCGAGCAGGGCCGCTTCATCGTCATCCCGGCCAAGATGGCGGGCATGATCAAGAAGTCCGAGCTGAAGGATGCGTCGCTGACCGGCGACAGCGCGAGCCCGATCCGCAATGGCCGTCTGGGCCAGATCGACCGCTTCACGCTGTATGTCAGCCACAACCTGAGCGTGTCTTCGGGCAAGTTCAACATCATCGCTGGCACGAAGATGGGCTTCACGTTCGCGTCGCAGATGACGAACATGGAAACCATCCGTTCGGAATCGACCTTCGGCAACATCATCCGTGGCCTGCAGGTGTATGGCTACAAGGTGGTGAAGCCGGAAGCCCTGTCGACCGCCGTCGTCACGCTGGCCTAACCCTAGGAGTTATGGAAAATGGCTGCTTATACTGATTCGCTTGGTTTTAACAAGGGTGTCGCCGCGTACGACGCGAACGGCCTCGGTGCGGTCACGAAGCTCGAGGTGAAGCTGGACTTCGCCAAGATCGTCGCTGCCCGTGCTGCCGCTGGTGTTGCCGCGCTGGCTGCCACCGACACGCTGCAGATCATCCAGCTCCCGGCCGGCTCGATCGTGCTGGCTGGTGGTCTGTTCGTGGTGTCTGCGGAGACGACCAACACGACCGCGACGTTCGATCTGGGCTTCACTGGCGGCACTCCGGCCGCTGCGAACGCCTTTGCGGACGATGCTGCGTCGAACTCGACCGGGCTTAAGGCGGCTAACCTCGCCAACCCGACCGTGGTCGCCGCTGCTGACACCGTGGACCTGCTGCTCAACACGGCGGTTCCGGCCAACTGCGTGGTCAACGCGTTCGTCATCGTCGCTGACGCGAGCTAAGATGGAGGGGGGCCTAACCGCCCCCCTTCTCTAAGGAGAAACGCATGGGTGTCTATACTGGTATTGCGATGGACAACGTCCGCATCAACAGCGGAACCATGTCCAACGTCACGATGACCAACATCGTGTCGAACGCTCCGGTGACCAAGACGGCGAACTTCACTGTTGCTGCGACTGAGAACTTCATCGTTTGCAATGGCGCTGCTTCGATCACTGTCACGCTGCCGGCTGCGTCGACCAATATTGGTCGTGTTCTGGTGATCAAGACGATTGCGGCTCAGACGGTTGTGTCTGCCGCGTCGAACGTTCTGCCTGTTACCTCGGCTACGGCGGGCACGGCCATCCTGGCTGGTACTGCTGGTGCTTGGGCTATGCTGGTTAGCAATGGGACCAACTGGGTCATCATGGCGTCGTAATGAGCGGGGGGCTTCGGCCCCCTAGCTCTTTGGAGTAGATATGACTGCGAAGCGAATCCCCGATCTCGATGCTCTGGCCGGTGCGTCTACTGCGAATGACGACAATCTGGTCATCTTCGACACCAGTGCGAACGCCACCAAGCGCATCCTGCGCTCGCAGTTGGCCGCTGGTATCGTTGGGGATCTCCCGTATTCTGGCCGCACCATGGTCGCCAAGCTCGGCGATACCGTATCGGTAGGTGACTACGGCGCTGTGGGTGATGGGACGACCGATGACACATCTGCAATTCAAGCGGCTTGCGACTACATCAAGTCAATCGGCGGCGGCAATCTGCTGTTTGGTCCTAGTAAGACCTACCGTTCTGGAACCGTAAATATTGCGGCAGGTATCTGCATTGACCTGAACGGGTCAACCATCAAGATGCTGGATAATCAGCCGGACTTTACTCGGCTATTTACCATGGCCGCGACCGGGTACTACTACGACGGCGCTCTGGACAGCAAGCCGCTAACAATCAAGAACGGCGTGCTGGATTGCAACCGTGCCAATCAGGGAACGTATACCGGCTACGAGCTGGAGCATCAGGCCGCAATCTGCCTTGGTACGACAACCACCTCTGTCGGTAATGTTGTCGTGCATATCCACGACCTCGACATCCGCGAGTGCTGCGGCGATGGCATCAACCTGTACCACGGCGTCAAAGGCCTGATTGAGAACTGCCATTTCTGGAACCACTTCCGTGGCGGCGTTGTGTCATCGGGCGGCGGCCATGCGCTGACCATCAGCGATTGCACCTCTGGCGGCGACGTACACGACAAGGCAATCGACTTCGAGCCTATCTCGTCGGCCGGCCAAGCCTACAAGCTGGCAATCAATAACTTCTTTGTTGGCGGCAAGGTAGACATCTCAGCCAAGTACTGCGAAGGATCGTCAATCACGGTCAGCAATCTGCGAATGACCGCTCACGCCTTCACCATGTTCGGCAGTTCTGGCTCCAAGTTCGTATTCAACGATTGCACGCTGTACACGACCGACAACTCCAACGTCTCAGTGGTGCGGCAGTGGTACGACGTTGAGTTCAACCGCTGCCTTTTTGTTGGAACAAAGTCCGTTGGAGCTACTGAACCTGTCAGTGGTGTCTACTTGTGGCACGACTCCGTTGCCGGCCAGGTTGCACGGTTCAACTTCTGCAAGTTCACGGTTGACGGTACGGTTGTCGCTGGAGACACGGCCTATGGCGTGTACCAGAACGCGTCGACGATTGCGACGATGCCGACGCTGTACTTCAATAACTGCGAGTGGGTCGGATTCGATTACGCGCTGTGGACTCGTGGCGGAGTTTTGGAGGTCACCCAGTGCAAGGCTGATGGCCCGTTTTTCTACATTCGCGGCACGGTCGGAACCTACGAGAACACGGTCACGATTAATAACCGACTGACCATCCCCGCTGGCGCTGTACCGTTTACACAGGACGGCTCGACGGCGCAGGTTGCGTTCAAGTTCTACAACTACGAGCTTGACGCTGGCAACGGTTCTGCGGGAGCTGGCGAGAATACGCTGCTGTTCTCCGGGTTCACCAACGTGACCAAGATCGGGCGGCGTGTTCTGTTTGTCACGTCCACGCCGTCTGGCGGCGGTTTCGCCGGAGACATTGCCGTTCTGACAGCTCCTACTGCGGGAAACATTGCCGCATGGGTGGCAACGACGACGTCCAACACTGCCGCGACGTGGAAGGCGGCGTACACCTTGGCAGTTTAAGGATCTCCCATGCCAACAAATCTCACAGGCAATACGATCGCTAGCACGTACGATCAGTTGCTGCACATCGACGGTGGGCCGACGGCGACCGAAGCTGTTGTTTACAGCGGCACGGGTGTGGCCACGGCGTTCAAGCTGGGTACGGTCTCTGCGTCGGTCGACAACGTCAAGCTCGACGGCAACACGATCTCGACGCTGGATACCAACGGCAACCTGATCCTTGCCCCCAACGGCACTGGGTCGGTGTCGATGTCCAAGGTCGCCATCACGGGCGGCACGATCACTGGCATCACGGATCTGGCGATCGCTGACGGTGGTACTGGGGCCTCGACCGCGTCGGACGCCCGGACGAATCTGGGACTTGGCAGCATGGCCACCCAGAACTCAAGCAACGTGTCGATTACCGGTGGCGCGATCAGCGGCATCACGTTCTCTGGTTCGTTCTCCGGCATGACGTTGGTTGAAGCAACCAGCATGCGGGCCACGGGTACCATGGGATACTC